GCCTCATCCAAATAGATATAGTCGAGAGTGGCACCACGAAGATTATCCCCACTGTCAGCAGACCTAAACTTAATAAACGAACCATTGTAAAAATACATCTCATTTGCCTTCCTGTCATACCTCTTTACAATTTTGGTCCATAGGTCTTGGTGGTTACTGAACATTGCCTCAATGTCCTTCATCACTTTGTTTGCTTGGTCTTGAATTGGGCTGACCCAGAACATACGGTGTTTAGGGTTGTTTAATGCCCTCATCACAGCATCGTTCTGCATAAAGAACGTCTTCCCTGTCTGTCTACCTGCAACAAGGCATCCGATAAAAGGCTTGTCCTCGTGGATGAGCCGATGAAAATCCTTTTGCGGCTCAGTAGGGTTGTATAACTTAATCTGCATTAATCAAGGTCTATATATCCTTGTTCCTCTTCCTTGGGTGCTGTAAGGTCTATCGTAGCCGTAATATCCAATTTGGTCTGCTCCACCTTCGTAGGAGCCTTGTACCCTTGCATATCGTTAATAATCTTAATGGCCTCCATAGCCACTTTCATATCTCCATTGGCCAAGGCAGCATCACGAATACTAATCAACTTGCTGAGGTTGGTTCCCTTCGCAGCCTCAATGCTCTTAGCCTCACTCTCCACAAACTTCATTATCTCACGATAGAATGCAGTACCCTCTGTTCTCCTATCACGATAGTAGTTTGTATAGCCCATAGACTTGGCTATCTTACCACCTTCTTCTATACCCTCGGACTTAATCCTCTCGAGAAAGGCACTCTGAAGCTCTGTAAGCTCACTTCCAGGTCCAAGTACTATATCACCCTTCCTGTTTCTTTTAACGCCCATAAAAGACTTCTAAATGAGTTTGTACAATGGGATGTTATGCGCACCTAACCTACCAGTAAACTCCAACTCCTTGTAAGTAGGTGCCTTCTCATCGTAATGATACCACTTCCATATCGCAGTCTTTACCCTCTGTATGCAACTCCCACAAGCCGTCTTAGGGTTCTCCTGTCTCTTGAAGTACACACTCTTGCCCACCATACTGTTATGGAAAGCAAACATCTCCTCCTTTAGTTCCCCCTTTGGTAACCCACCACCCACAAGGGCAATAATCAAATTCTTTCTTGTCATAGCAACAAATGGTTGTTTACCTAATCTACAATCTTTGAATGCAAGATTCATCTCAACATTCATCTCCTTGTTATAATATATTAGAATAACCTAATTATAATACCTTTACTCCCATAGTAAAGGTATTATGATAATAGTATTAGTGTAAAGTAAGACTATTATAATAATAGTATATATTATAATACAATATTCCCAAAGGTACTTTTGAGATTCTAAAATCACCCTTCCCCCCGAACCCTCCCCCCGCTCCGAGAGGTTAGCTTACCCTCTTCTCTCTCCATAACCGGTCATACGAGAAAACCAAATCTTTTAACACTTTTTTTTGCCCACTTCTTACCAAATATCGCCCACTTCTTGACCAAGGGGCGTAGCAAATTGAGTACTTTCACCTATTGCACACCCCAAAATAATTTTGTAGCGAACCATAGCACAAAAAAACTTTTGCTTGTAACTAACTGAAAATTAACGCTTTAGTAATTTAGACTGATTCTAAACAGGAAAAAGGCTAAAAATAAGCCCAAAAGCCATAGATTGCACACATATTAATTAACGCCCACGGGGCACAATACTATTTACTATGAAAACTGCAAAAGCAAAAAACACAACTGCCGTTAAACTAACTGCAACACAACGCACTGCTAAGACTATCAAAGAACTTAGCGCAAAGACTGAACGCACTGCACACGAGGGCGTATTATTAGCCAACGCTTTATATAAGACTGAGGCCAAAACATTGGGTTTTGTGTACGCTACTTTAAAGCGTGAGTACTTCAACGAGGAAAACACCGAACTCGCAAACGCAGTCCGTGAGATTGTAGGCAAGGCCTTTCCTACTCGCACTGCCTTTAAGAAAGAGTACAAGGCGCAAACTTTCCACATATGGGGGGGACTTCAAACGCTTAAACGCCTCAATCCTGTGAACAAGGTTAAGGCAAAGATTGAGCGCCAAAATAAAGCAGTGGCTAAAAAGTAACTGCGTAGGTATGGGCCTCGAGGCCGTTACAAAGTTCGATACTTTGCATACCTTCTATGCCTCGCACATGGGCGCTATGTGCACGACCTTTTTGGATAGGTTATGGCCCGAGTTTACGCACTCGCATAACGGCAGTGGGCCGAGTTTACGCACTCGCACTGCAAACGCCTAAAGGCCGTTAGTTCTTTGAAATATTGGTTTATTCTAACAAGTGGGCACACTTGAATAGGTGAACTATGCGCATATTTGGCGAGGGGTGACCGAAACCTTTAGGGGTGAAGTGGGTGAACTCTATAGAGGCCTTCCTATGCGCTGAGGGGTCGGGAGTTGAAAGCGACAAAAAGGGCCTACAACCCCTCTATGCACTCATTATAGGCAATTGTAAGGAAGCAGTTGTGCAGTGCATATAATGGAAACTAATACACAATTCGCAACACCCACTGGACACCCGTGGTGTGTTGTATCGATACTTACCTCGGAGACTGAAGACAGGCAAGGCGGAGCGAGACCGCCCCGAGGTTCTAATTTTTAAATATAGCAACTATGACACGCTACACAGAAACTGACCATACCTATATGGTTATGGAAATTCTCAATGCCGTAATGTTTACGGAAGAGGGACAAAGATGGTGCAAAGACTACGGGGTAACCATACAGGACCAGGGGGTATTCTCTTTAGAGGATTACCACGAGGAACCTGTGCAATTTGATTTGGCTATTTTCGTGGATAACTTGGTACAGGAATATAGTGATGAGAGAATGGATATGTTATTAAACGACATAGCAGAAGAGGATATGCACGGGTTATTCTGTGCATTTCAAGATATAGTATTTGGAACTTGTTGGATTATTTAATACATTAGCAAAAATAAGAAACACAATGAAGAGAGTTTATCGTTTTGCCTTGATGAATTTCATAGGCATTTTTGGGGCAACCCTAACGGCAGTAAGCGTGTGGTGTATGTACTTCACAGCGAATGAGGATTGGTTTATACCAATGGTCCTCGGAGGATTAATAACTTGGTTCTACATAGAAGTAGTAACCCCTAAAGGAAAATAGTATGTATACTTACACAGTTGTAAAGAGTCTGAATTGGCTCAATGAAGTAGATGAGGTTGTATTCAGCTCATACGCTGAGGCAATGGATTTTGTACAGGCAAACCATATCTACATAACGGATGAATTCGCACCTCCATTGAAGGTTTCTTATGAACTTGAGGAATACGAGTTTGATGTAGAACACCCAGAAGGTATTAGTAAATATAGAAGTTTCTTTTTGGACTATGCTAACGGGAGTATAGATTGGGAATTTGAAATAATAGAAGGATAGATTATGAAGACTAAAAAGATTAGTATTGAGGTAACTATTAAGGAAGCATCAACGCTTTATGTTGCCGTAGACGCTTGGAAAAGACGAATGAATAGCACACCTTACGAGGAGTGGAAGGGAGTACAGGCAAAGAATGCAGAGACATTATTGCACAAACTAATAAAAGCAGGAATATGAAAGTAGCAGAAAAGGTACAGGTGGAATACACCATACCTAAAAACCTAATGAGTGGTGGTGGCAGTAACGCCAAGACCAAGAAGAACAGCAGAGATACTCGTATTATGTATATGAGTCCTGCTACGGAGAATAGCAAGGGCAAAGATATGTGTCCGTATAGAAGTGCTGGGTGTACTGCATCGTGTCTTAGCGACTCGGGGCGTATGCGTATGAGCAATGTGAAGAAGTCCCATCGCAATAAGACAGAGTACTTCTTAGATGACCCGAAGACCTTTATAAGCCAATTAACGCTTGAACTCGAGTGGACCAATATACAGGCCCGTAAGAAAGGAGAACGTATCGCAGTGAGGCTCAATGGTACGACAGATAGAGACTTTCTATACCTCATCAAGAAGTTCACAGGCAAAGACTTTACAGAGTGGACACACTTACAGTTCTATGACTACACTAAAGACCCATATAAACTACGCAGATACGATAAGGCAAACTATGTACAGACCTTTAGTATGAGTGAGGATAACCACGATAAATGTGTAGAGGCACTTGCCGATGGATACCCTGTGGCTGTGGTATTCCGTAATGAGTTGCCCGAGACTTGGATGGGATACCCAGTAGTAGACGGAGATAGCAGTGATGACCTTATGTTGGACCGCCCCTATGATAGTGGCTATGTTATCGGACTCAAGGCAAAAGGCCCTGCGAAAAAAGATTATAGCGGATTTGTTATTGATTAATTAATTATATATATTGCACAAAAATTAGGAATTATGGCACAGACAGGAACCGTGATTGTAAAGGGTACAATCAGATTTGTAGGCAGTGTGGATATGACACTGTACGATGGTATGACCATCGAGGAAGCCATCGCAGATATTATATCGGATGGGAACTATTACTTTAAGGCAGAAGATGCTGAGATGTTTATTGAAGGAATTGAAAACGTAGATTGATTATGTACTGGACAGTAACAGACAAAGAACAGGAGACACTAATGGATTTAGTGATTCGTGAATTGAGATTGAGAGGGCAGAGTATGGATAACTACAATGTCCAAGAGGTAGCATATCGCCAAGCGGTAAGCGATGGAGCAATGAGAACTGATAATTATTTTAATAAGTAGACTATGAAAAATGTTATGCAATGGCTAAAGGATGAACTTGAAAGCCACGGAACACCAAATGGCTTAGAGATGAGCTGGGATGAGTTAGATAAAATATTTGAACATATTGAGAAGCAATTAAGAATCAAGTTAAAATGAATATAGGAGATATTAAAGACCTTGTGATAGACCTTGGTTGGGACTATCAAAGAATGAGTCAAAGTGGACAGGAAGTTTATGATAAATTATGTGAATTTTTAGAGATAGATTAATTATGAAAACACAAATTAGAAAGTGGCTGGGCATTGATGCAGATTTGCAAAAGGCCTACGAAAGAATGGAAGAACTTAACTACGAGTTGATAGATAAGTTGACTGAACACAACAATGAGATTAATAGCCTTCGCCATACGATAGATGAACTTGGCTACAAAGTAGAGGACTTGCCTCAGAGTTGGGATGTTGAAGATATGATTCGTGATATCGCATACCACGACATTGATGATATCAAGTCAGACCTTGAGGATGTGTTTGACTACGATGAGATTAGAGATGTTGTCTTTGACCTTGTGATGGATGAGATTGAGAACCGAGATACTTTAGAGGAGTTGGTTAGAGGCGAGATTGAGAACTTACCAACCTTCACGGAGAGTACGAGCAACCCAGTAGACATCACAGAGATTGTTGAAGATGTAGTAGAGGAATTAATCAACAAATTAAGAGCGTGATACGAAGAATAAAGAAGTACATAGATAAGAAAATATCTATCTACATTTGGTGGTTTAAAAATTAATGATTAACTTGCACAAAATTTAAGAGCAATGGTAAAGTATTTTAATGAGTTCGTAGAAGAACTAAAAAGCAATGGAACAATCTTCGGAGCAGAGTATGTTAAGAAGAACGGAGAGGTAACCAAAATCAATGGCCGATTCGGAGTACACAAATTCACAAAAGGTACTGGTACAAGCAGTCCTAATGTGCTTACAGTGTGGGACAATAATCGTAAACGCTACACTGCTATGATACCCGACAATATCTTGAGTATCAATGCGAACAAGCGTAAGTATCAGAAGACAGATGAATTCTTAATTGAACTACTATGAAGAAGATAAAGTATGAGGTATGGTGGGATGGAGACTTAACCACCTACAAGCAGGAGTTTGATAGTATTGAGGAGGCGAGAATGGCTCTCGCCCTCCACAATAGTAGAAACGCAAGAATGAAAGTATCACTAATAAACAATGATTGATTATGCCTAATTGGTTTTATTTCACAGTAAATGTGAGCGGAGAAGAGAAAGATGTAGAACAATTCGTAGAGAACGTAAAAGGTTCTGCAAAGTATGAAACGGAAGGTCGTGAGTTTGACTTCAACCACTTCATTCCACAACCCGATAATATCTTTAGAGGCAACTTGGGAGATAAAGAAGAGAAGATGTGCGAGGAACAAGGTATACCTAATTGGTATCGATGGAACAATCAGAACTGGGGAACAAAGTGGAATGGAGTGTGTGATGACTTTGAGATAGGGAGCATCAACGGAAGTTCACATTTTGCTGAGTACAATCTGCGTACTGCTTGGGCGGACCCTCGCCCTGTACTGCACAAGATGATTGATATGTATCCTAACCTTGACTTCATAGTATCGGGAGAGGAAGAAAGCAGTGCTTACGGAATCTATATGTCTACAAGAGAGAACGTGTTCCTTGAGGAAGAGCCTATACTTGTTGACGAAGGAGATAGAGAAGTATATTTTGATAATGAGAAGGAGTATCTATGGATGTACAAGGATAATGATGAGTTAGTACCCGACCAAGATGACTTCTATCCTATGAGTAAATTTAGTTGGGATTAATATGAAAGAGTACTACCAGTTCTATTACGAGAACCTTGACAAAGAGATATTCCAATTAGGAAGTGGATTCTACAAGCAACCAAGACGCAGTAAGTATATGAGAGTAATGCAGACTTGGTTTGATAGAGGGATGATATCGAGTATGGGATATCAGAAAATTAATCTAAATGTATGAGTATAAAAGATGACCTACTACTACGAGCAGACCTTGATACACTGTATGGTGCATTGGGTATGTTAGCAGAAAAATGTAAGGAGGACAATGACTTGGTCAAGGTCCTCCTACACTTCGAGCAATTTGTGGAAATCCACAAGACAAGAACCAGAGATATGGTTACTTATCGAGACACAATTGAGAAAGCGAGAAATGAATATCGTAGTCTTAAACTAAAGTACGATGGAACTAAGGAAGCACTCAAGCATACTCGTGATATGTTGAACAAAGTTATGAACCAAAAGATAGATGAAAATGTGGATAACGAATTCTAATTTAGATGATTTTCTTGATGCAGAATACCAGTATCAAGAGTATTATAATAGTATTATAAATAAGTAATAGTATAATAGTAATACCCTTTAAGGGTATTACTTTATAATAATAGTATACAGAGCAATGAAGATTACAAACGAGGATATTAAGAACTGGTTCCCAAGAGACAATAGGTTCTTGCACTTCTGTGCAAAGTACTATGGCCTTACCTTCCACAATAGTGAGGTGGTAGAACACGCTGCGTACCTTGCCTTCCTAAATGTGAAGAGGTATATGGACAGGGAACAAGAGTTTGAGAACGAGAAAGAGAAGACGGGTATGGTTATGAGTGCATTCCGCTTTGCCATACTCAACTCCTATAGAAGTTACCAAGGTGCTAATAGACGCAACCTTGATATGCGCAATGAGTCCGAAGTAACCTATGGAGATAATGAAGATGAGGTTAGCCTATACCAACGTGCATTGATTAGCCACGATAAAGCCTATGACAACACGTTACAGACACTCAAACAGTTTGTTGATACCAACCTACCATACCTTGAGAAGAAGGTAATACAGGAGTGTTATTTCAGCGACAAGGGATTCAAGGAACTTGCAGATGAGTTGAAAGTATCATCACGCAAGATAGAACTTGCAAAGTACAGAGCATTTACAAAGATTAAGAACTACTTAACAAGAGAAGAAGAGAATGAGAAGAGAAGAGCGGGAGTTACCACTAAGCCCAGTTACATTTCAGAGTCTCGTAGCAAACTACGAGCAGAGATTCTTAGTAAACCCATTAGAGAACAGCAGGGTAGAGAGAATAGTTATACCGAGGCAATGTCTTTTATTCATTCTTCACCGAAAATATAAGCAGACTGTACAACACGTTGGGTTGTTAGCAGGTAAGGACCACGCCACAGTGATACATAGTTGCAAGGTTTTAGATAATGCCTTGCATTGGAGAAATGTCAAGTACATTGATGCCATAAACAACTGGTCCAAGGTCTTTGATGATGTCATCCCTAACAGCCAACAAACAAAGGACGAGCTGTCCGATAGAATAACATACGAACTCCTATCCACAATGCTATCCGACAAGAGTAAGATGGATGTGCTTGAGATGGTACGAGAAAAATTATTGTACCAAAACGTGGATGCAGGTGATTCTGTGGTAATTTAGTAGTAATCAATTCAATTTTTAATATGAGCAATTTAACGAAGTCTCTAATCAAAGTCCAGTCGGAGTTGAAAGCACCGAAGGGCCAACGCAACAAGTTCGGTAACTACAACTACCGTTCTGCTGAGGACATCTTAGAAGCAGTGAAGCCACTACTTGCTAAGAACAACTTGGCTATGCAAATCTCGGATAGTATTTCCGAGGTGGCAGGTATTCCATTCGTGGAATCTATGGTGATAGTATCAGATGGTACTGACCAATTGGTGGTAACTGCACAAGCAGGTATTGACCCTAATCGCAAGGGTATGGATATCGCACAGTGCTTTGGTGCAAGTTCCTCTTATGCTCGTAAGTATGCACTCAATGGTATGTTCTTGATTGATGATACCAAAGACCCCGATGCTACTAACGACCACGGAAGAAGCACTCCTGCTCCAACACCAGCATCTAAACCTGCATTGCTTGAACTTACAGATGACATCATCACTAAGATGAAGGATGCTGTAGCCAATGGTAAGCGTGATGCAGTAGAGAATGCTTTAGGCAAGTACAAGATTACTGCCAAGCAACGTAAGGAAATCTTAGGGTAATGGTTGAAATAATAGAAAGGTTTAACGATGATGAGGTGTACTATGCGGACAGGGAATACCTGTCCAATAGTTCCCTCAAGTTACTGAAGGAGTCACCAACGAAGTTTGACCTATGGCGTAAGAACAAATGGTCACAAGCATCTACCTCAGCGTTTGATGTGGGCCGTGCATTGCACGCAAGGTTCTTGGAGGACAAGGTAAACTACACTGGATGGGATGGTGCAAGGAGAGGAGCTGAGTACAAGAACTTCTGTGCTGAGAATCCCGACACCATCGTACTCACGAAGAACGACTACCACATCGTTGAGGGTATGTACGACAAACTCAGTAAGGTTCCTCAAGTGGAGGAGATAATGGGATTGTCTATGAAACCCGAGGTGCCAGGAGTAATGGAATGGGAAACTGAAAAGGGTAACATCATCAAACTAAAAGGCAAGGCTGATGCCTTGGCTTGGGATGGGGAGACAAGTTACCTCGTAGACCTAAAGACTACCAAGGACCCATTGCATAAGTGGAAGCGTAATGCTTTCTACAACTACGCACAACAGGCCTATCTATACAGCCAAATCTTTGAGGTGGATGTGTTCTACTTCTTGGTAGTGCAGAAGGAATTCCCTTACGAAGTGGGAGTCTACAGAGCAGGGCATACATTCCTTGAGCGTGGAGAAAGAGAGTTAGAAGAATCTATTAACCTATACGAAAGATTATTTATTGATGGAGAATACAAACCATACAGTGCGGACATTGATGTCATATAGCAACCTTGAGAATGTAATCATCTCGGGAACAAGCACCATCACTGGTGTTGGTATTGCTGAGATTATGTCCAATAGTAAGAAGAAGGAAGTGGCCTTGGCGAAGAGTGTTGCCTGTGCTATCTTCAACGATTATGGATACGGTGTGCGTGAGATAGCGAGGCTATTAAACATTGACCATAAAGGAGTATCGGTATACATCGGCTCACACGATAACCGAATGGCTGATAAAAAGTACTTGATTAAGTACAACAAAGTCAAAGCGTTTGTAGAAGGCTATGAGTCTTCTAATGAAGTAAATGTAAATCGCTTGAATGAGATGGCCAGTAAGGTCATTGCAATTGAAGAGAGATACGAGCATCTAAGAGAACTATTAACAAGTAACTAAACAAAAACAATTATGGCAAACGACAAAGTATTCGTTGGTAAGACAAGTGTAGTAAACACTAAGTTCGGACAAATCGTAAAGGTAGCATTGGGTCCACAAGACTTTGAGGTTCTACAGAACAACAAGAACGAGAAGGGTTGGGTTAACCTTGAGATTAAGGACAAGCGTGATGGTGGTAAGTACATCCAGTTGCAAGGCGAGATGAAGCCAAAGGCAGTAGGTGTGAATGACACTGATGACGGTATGCCGTTCTAATATTAAGGGGAGGCTTCGGCCTCCCTTTTTATGTACCAAAGTGGTACACGAGTAACCTTTAACACCAAAGAGAAATGAAAGACACAAAACTTTTCGTTTTAGAGATTCGTGATGTTATTGCGGATTTTGAAAACGACAGAATAGATAGCACAGAGCTATGTGACCAAATACAATCTTTAATTGAATACCACGAAGGATAATGACACGCAAGAGAAAGCACATTAGAGAAGTTCAGAAGTACTTGGATATGCTTATGCTTGACCAAGTAAACATAACACTACACGCCAGTAGGTTTGGATGGACAACAGAGATTCAAAACCAACTAACCAACTCAGCACTGTTGATTCGTAAGTATCAGCGTAGGTTGAGATTAATTAAGATGTAATATGAGCGAAGAAGAAAAAGCAGCAGAGCTTGACGAAGGACAAATGATTTACGATATTGGTGTACGCCTTGCTTGGAAGAAGAAGCGTGGTAATGGCTACACTAATATGTATCTTGGTACTGAAGACAGACCATTCCAAATGGTAACAAGGGCAAAGTCTATTGACCATATCAATCGCAATCCAGAGATGATGGCGAAGATGATGTCTTTCAATGGACTCACAGGGAAGAGTGTATACGACTTCCACATACAAAAGGAATTCTACCGCAAGGAGATTAGCAAATCATTCTCACATAAAGAGGAAGACTATTCAAAAGAATTTGGAGCATAATAAATAGACACAATGAGAAACATTATTTACAAGGCAGAGGATGTGAGAGACTCTCTGTCTACACTCCGTAATGAGGGTGTTAAGAAAGGTGCTTGGACAGGGTTTGATTCCCTCTTTGACAAGTACTCCGTTAAGAAAGGTAGCACCACATACATCTATGCTGGGGCGCACCAAGGTAAGTCACAGTTCGGGTTTGAGCTGATGATGAACCTCGCAGAATACAGCGATTGGAAGTGGGCTGTGTACACACCCGAGACAGGTTCTCCTACCGAGGTGTTTGCAGAACTCCTTTGGGTGTACCTGCGTAAGCCATTCCTAATCAATGAGCATCTTACTGCTACGGATGAAGAAACAGAGAAGGCCATATCCTTTATAAACGAGCATTTCTATATCATTGATAGTGGACTACAAGACCTCAGCGTTGAGGGATTCTACACAGCCGTAGAGCAGATAGAGGAAGATAACTTCATCACCATTGATGGCTGTATGATTGACCCTTTCACGGAGATTAAGACCGATGTATCCAGTGGTGTTCGTGATGACATCGCTATTGGACAAGTACTTACAAAGATTCGTAAGCACTCTGCTGAGAAGGACTATCACACCATAGTTACTGTACACACCAAACACCAACAAGCCAAGTACAAGAATGGTGTACCCTATGTTGACAAGCCTACGATGAACGACATTGCAGGTGGTATGCAGTGGAGCCGCAAAGGTATGATGGTCGTTAATGTATGGCGTTGCCCCTACGGATTAGAGGATGGTAATGGTGTACCCTACGAACCTAATCAAGTGGAGATTACAGTGGTTAAGGCCAAGCCAAAGATTGTAGGGAAACTCGGGACAGTTACACTATACTATGACAAAATGAAAAATAGATACTATGAATACGACAGCCAAGGCAAAAAGCAGTACGCCTATCCACAGCCTAATTCGTGATAGAAAGATAGCCTTTGCAAATCTTGTGAGGGCCTATCTTAAATTCAATGTAAGTGATGCATTGAAGATTGATGTTGTGGAATCAGAGAATAGAGATGTGTTTATCTCAATCAATGACAACATATACAAGTTTGATGTTTCAGACTATACTGGTTGCAGTGAGAACTACATATTCCTAAATCCCTCAAGTGGACGTATCGTCATTGAAGGCAAGGGAGTGCAGAAGGTTTATAAATTAGAAGTAGATTTATTAGATGGTAACAGTTAATAGTTTAAGTGGAGGTAAGACAAGCAGTTATATTGCTGCTAACTATCCTGCTGACTACAATGTGTTTGCCCTTGTAAGAACCAAGGACCAAGCATCTAAGTTCAAGGATGAGAAGATACGCCAGCTCGTAGAAGATAGAATCCAACAGCCGTTCATTGCCACTGCTGAAGATGATACTATCATATACACAATGCTTGACCTTGAGCAGTATATCGGAAAGGAGATTACTTGGGTAACAGGACCTACGTTTGAAGAAGTTATCAACAACCACGGAGGTTATCTGCCCAATAAGGTTGCAAGGTATTGTACTACAGATATGAAGACTATGCCCATCGCACAATGGAGATATAATAATATTGATGATGATGTGGAGATGAGGTTTGGATTCCGTGCTAATGAGCAGTCTCGTGCTAAGACGATGACAGACAAACTCAATGAGCGTGGTATGACTGAAGTTAAGATTATCGTAGGTAAGACCAAGACAGGGACTCGTAATCGCTGGGGAGTGATAGACTACTGCAAGCCTGCATTCCCACTGATTGAAGCAGGTATCTTCAAAGATAATGTTGAGGAGTATTGGAGAGACAAGCCTGTACGATTTGCTTATATGAACAATTGCATTGGATGTTGGTGGCGTGGACCTATGTTGCTAAAGCATATGGCTGACAAGCATCCCGAGAAAATGGATTGGTTTGCAAGGCAGGAAGAAGGTAACAAGGGTAACTTTAAATCTGATGTAAGTTACAGAGAAATAATCAATTACAATTCTCAGTTCACGTTGTTTGATGAGGACTTCACAGAATGTGACGGTGGATATTGTGGTTTATAAGGTATATTAGTACTATGAATACAAGAGATTTAATACTTGAGGTATCGTCAGATGTGACTAACCTCTTGCTTGAAAAGAACGCAGCATATGGTGACTCGGCTCTTAACCCAGCTAACATCTTTGCTAACGGAACAGCGATAGAAAACCTATCTGCTCGTATCGATGATAAGTTGATGAGAATCAAACAGAAGGGTATCAATGATGATACTGAAGATACAGTGAATGACTTAATCGGTTACTTGATTCTATTGAAGGTTGCCATAATGAGAAAGAATGGCTACTAAAAACACATTCGTAAGAGCAAGTATTTCAGGGGACTATGGTCAAGACCTTGTTATGAAATATCTTAAAGACAAGGGATACCAAGTAGAAGAAGCACCGAAAAAGTTGTTCTACGATTGGGATGTAAAAGGTAAGAAGAACGACAGGGTTGTAACCATTGAGGTCAAGTATGATTCCAAAGCCTATATGTGGGCTGCTCGTAGAGGTACTCCCGAACAACCCAACCTTTATATTGAGTTTAGAAGTACGACAAGAAACTGTGATTCAGGCATCTTAAAGTCTACAGCAGACTTCTACTTCTATATATTAAAGACTGGAGATAAGGACATTGGCTTTGTATTTGATAGGATACAACTACTACAACACCTTCAAGCATCTAACTACAAGGTAGTTGGCAATGGTGCTACAGGAGATGACAATGCTGAAGGATGGATACCTCCACTACACGAACTGCTTGTAGCCAAGCACGGATACAAGGCAACTATAGACCTTACACCATATGGTAAATGACATAGAATTAAACCTGCCCAAGCCGCCAAGCCTTAACCAATACTATGCAGGTAAGCACTGGGCAATACGAAAAAAACAAAAAGATGAATATGCTAAAGTATGTAAAGAGGAACTTGAAAGGTATGATGCGTTTACTTGCTCGTCCTATGAAATTCATATTCGCTATCATTCTCGCCACGATGTTGACAACGTCATTCTTGTTTCAAAATTTCTCTCGGATACTCTCGTTGCTCAAGGTATTATTAAAGACGATGGTAACAACTATTACAAAAGGCTTGACATCAAGATTGACAAGGACCTTCCAAAGGATACGTTCTTGGTTACACTCCGATGCACCGACTTTAAAATTGTAGACAATGATTAATCAACGCAACTATCAGACTTGTAAATTAATTAGAAACAGGATTGATTTATATCTTTATGAGATGTCAAGATTGTTTACTAACATAGGCACTGATTCTACTGTAGAGGAGATTCAAGAAGCCTACAGAAGAGAAAAAGAATACATTGAACTGATTGCCGAACTTGACCCCGATAAGGCAGATAGGCTACGCTCATCATATTGATATGTCACTTGACCAATACTACGAAGAACTTACCAGCGATGAAGCCGATTTCATTCTCGATATATACAATGTCATCGATAGAATGGTGCTTGACGGCAGGCCAGTCACATTGGTTGGATTGGGATATGAGTTGGGCGTAAACCCACAAGAACTTTCCGACTACCTACCTACAATCATACAGATACTCAACAAGGTTGAAGAAGAATACGAGGTACGATAAAGCCATCATTGAACGTGAGGCAATACTCTCTGCACAACAAGATAGAATAACAGAGCCGTTAGGTGAGTTTAT